GCTGAAATGGTCGTCACGCCTGACCAGTTCGACACGCTGAAGGCTACCATCAGCGGCGGCACCATCGAACACGGCTGCGTCGTATCTGGAAAGCAAATCAGCGAGGCTTTGGAACGCTATAAACATCGGCACAGCTGACACTCTTCTAAGGCAGTAAAGTTAAACCCTTTAAAACGGATAAGAAATGGCAAAAGTTAAGTATTATGCCAAGGAGAATTCCACTATCGGAACGTTTTCGTTAAGCCAGATGACCAAAGCGAAACTTGTTTCAGCTTTGGCATGGCGAGAAAAGGTCGGATGAAATCCAACCCATTCTTTCTATGCCGTACCCATCCCCAACGGCACGCTCACGTTTGACGTTTGAGCTATCCCGCCAAACGGGATTGCGGCGTAAGCCAAAGGGCAATATATCCCCCTGCATTATAGCCGTCCCCCGATGGGCGGGGGACTCTAAACGTGGCAACCGCCGAGATGCTGAACGCTGCCAACGGCAAGAGCCGACTGGGTTGCACCGTAGCCGCCAAGTTCAGCCGCCAGTTCTCCGACGAGGTGAGTTGGCAGAAGGTTGACCCGCAGGCTGCTGCCGCTGCATCTGGCGAGGAGGACATCACCGAGGGTGGCGCTGGCCAAGGTGGCAACCAGGGCGGCGGTACGACTGGCGGGGAGCTGGAGGGATGACCTTCGGGATGTAAGATGTAAGATGTAAGATGTAAGAGGGCTGACGGGTGTCGGCTCTCTTTCTTTTGAACACGAATTGAACGAATTGAACGAATTATAAACATATTAATTTTATCGAACAATGAGACTGATTTATATGATTGCAGCCGACGTACTGAGAGCACTCGGTTGGGAAGTTAAGATTAATGAGAAAGAGAACTACTGGAACCTCGTGCTCATCAACACCAACAGCAGCGAGGACATGCCCCAGTCGCACAAGTCGTGCCTTCGCGGACTATTGCGCGGTTGGCTGATGGAGTTCAACTACGAAGGTGGCCGTCAGCAGGTGAACATCTACAAGGAGCTGCACGGACTCGACCCCGAGGACGACCGCTATTCATGTCTGGACACCTGCGTCAAGCGCACGGACAGCAATACGCCGGAGAGCGAATTGAACGACAAGGAGGTGTTCGTGCGCCGCAAAGACCGCTTCGACCGCTACGTGCTTACGGAGCCTATTGACGAACATCTTACCACAAGGCTGACATGTGGGTCAAAATACACCCCCGGCAATGCCCACGACACCGTGAACAGCCGGCTGCTCGACGAGGACACCTACAACGCATTCAGCAGGCTGGGCATTCTCGACACGTCGGTACGCTCATACAATCGAGGTGCAAGCGACTACTCGCGCCACGTCATCCAGCCGTGGACGATATGGCAGGACTACAATCTGAACCCGTGGGACGCTGACATCGTGAAGCGCATCCTGCGCACCAAGCAGGGCGACAGCCGCCGACTGGACTACGAGAAGATAATCCACATCTGCGAGGAACGCATCAGACAAATCGACATGGAGGACTGACGTATATGAAGGATAAGCAGCGTGTGTATATCAGCGGTGCGATGTCTGGTGTGGCGAGGGAACACTACCTTGCACGCTTCGACATGGCCGAGCGCATACTGAAGAACGAGGGCTGGCGTGTGGTCAATCCTGCGAGGCTTGCACCCTGCCGTTGGCCGTGGCTCTATCGGTTGTTAGGCTATCGGCTGACGTTGCTCTACGACCTTTGGCACCTGTCACGTTGCACCCACATCTATAAGATGCCCGGCTGGCAGCAGTCGCGCGGTGCAAACATTGAATCGTGCTGGGCGTTTCACTTCAAGATATGGCCGACTGGCAAGAAGTCTCGTGAGAACATCGACCGCCATATCTCGAAACTCATCATCAAACAAGAATCGATATGACAGAAGACTTTTTCAAACTGAAGCAGGATGCAATAGACCTGCTTCGCAAGCGACTGACCGAGGACGTGCGCAAACGACTGGCAGAAGTAGATGACCGTTTGCTGGAATACTTCGACGACTGCGCCACGAACGTGAGCAACGTCTTCGGGGACGAGAACGACAGGCACGGCATGTGGGAGATTCTTTGCGCTTGCAAGTTCCTGCGTATGTTCAACACCTACCACTTCAATGCGAAGAAGGTGCAGTTCTACCTCCGACTGCGCGAGGGCATCTGGCGGCGCGAGGGCAAGCGGTGGACTTACGTCAGCGGCGGTCTCAGACTGCCATCGACTCAGGGCGCGAGGATATACCGATGGCAACCATTCCAGGTGTTCGTGCTGGCGAGCGTGTTCGGCTTCTACACATGGATCAATACCAAGGTTGAAGCGGGCACGAAGGACGTGCTGGAGGAGACGGAGCGCGAGAAGGACGGCTGGGTGTGGGACTTCCGGCGGTTTGTGGCCGAGTTCATCATGTACGGGCCGCGTAAGATTGACAAGACTGGTCTCTCGTCGTTCATTCAGCTGGTGTTCTTCCTGTTCGGAGATTTCAACTCCGAAATCTATGCGCTGGCGATGACGGAGGCGCAGTCGAAGATTCTCTTTGACCGCACGAAGTTCATGCTGAACCAGGCGAATGTGTCGGACGAGGGCAACCCGATGTTCCGCATGACGCAGAAGATTGTCGATTGGCTTCCGAAGTACCGCGAGCAGATTCGCAACTCGAAGATCGTACCGCTGACGGGCGGCGGCAAAGCACCTGACGGCACGAACACCCAGCTGCTGAACTGGGACGAGTTGGGCAGTTCGCCATACGTGAACGGCAAGTCGGACATGCAGGCGCACATCAACGTCTGTCAGTCGTCAATGGGTATGAGGCGTGAGCCGCTCACCTTCGGCACGACCACCGCCGGCACCATCACCAGCGGCCCGTTCATTGAGATGTTGCAAGGTAGGCATGATTTGCTGCTCGAAGAGTTCAAGTACGAGACGGGCGAGGCCGAGCCATCGCTGATGTACGACAGCCAGATGTGCCTGCTGCTGGAGCCCGACGAGTATGAGAAGACGAATGAGGAATACATCATCACCTCGCACGCCCTACGCCGGAAAATCAACCCTATGCTCGGTGTCATCGTGCAATATGATTTCTACGACCGCGAGATGGCGAAAGCCCGTCAGGACGGCGAACAGAAGTTCGCGGAGTGCGTGAGTAAGTTGTTTAATGTGTATCGCGGTCTGCGGGTGACGAAGTGGCTGACGGGTGATCAGATACGTCCCCGACAGATAGAGCGACGCATCACCGATTGCAAGTATGCCGATGGATGGAATATATTTGTCGGCTTGGATTTCGGCGGTAATGATGACCTCTTCGCCATCACCTATCTGGCGGTGAACTATAACCAGAACCAGCCCGATGACCAGCGGATGTTCGCCGACTGCGACTGTTGGATTGTGGAGAAGGCTCTGCTCGAATCGCCCAACCGCGAACTGTACGAGATGTGGATTGAGCAGGGGTGGTTGAATAAGTGTCCTGGGCAGGTGTTCAATCCTGACTACGCGATGAATGCGCTCATGGCGAAGCACAAGCAGGGGCTGAACCTCTATGCCTTCGGCTACGACCCCGCGCAGTCGCCCCAGCCCATCAACACCCTGAAGGCGTGGCTTCAGTCGCTGTTCACCAGTCAGGGCATGGGCGGCAAGGATATCATCGACACCATCAAGCGCATGGTGGTCGCCGTGCCGCAGTCGTTCGTGGCGCAGAACCCCGAACTTCAGCACTTGGAGTATCTGCTGCTCGGCATGGAATACGACTCGGAGCAGAACCGCTTCTTCTTCACCAGCGACACCCCGCTGCTGTATCTGAGCAACAGTCCCCTGTGGCCGTGGGGCTTTCAGAATTGCAAGGTGGAGGAAAGCGCGAGCGAGTTGCGCCACGTCCGCAAGACGAACCAAAACACCAAGGTCGATATGATTCATGCCCTGCTCGATGCCATCTGGCTGTTTGATTTGGCAGAGGGGCAGGTGCAAGAATAGGAAATAGTTATAAGTAAACCCATGCCGAGGTTTTGAAAGTATAATGTGTATTATTAACCCTTAAAACAATAAAAGTATGAGTAAGAAAGTTTTTGCATTGGTCTCCGGCATCGTGGGTGCCTTGCAGACCGCTGGTGTGGCGATCGTGACCTACACCGCACCTGAAAGCGCAACAGCCATCAACAGCGGCATCGTGATCGCAGGTGCTGCCATCATCGAGATTTGCAACCTGTTTGTGAAGCCGGAAGCATGAAGAATCTCGACTCCATCGAAGCCTCATACCGCTGTTGCGCGTGGGGCTTCTGGCTTTTTATCGCACTATTGGTCGTGGGATGGCTCACGAGTTGCACCACGACGAAGGTAACTGAAAACGCCCACTCATTATACAAATCCGACAGCACGCAGATTCAGCGGCTGATCGACACCCGCATGAGGTCGATACAGCAGCAGATGGACTCTGCCTGGATCGAGCGCATGAATCAGTACGTGTCACAACAGAAGCAGTCGGAACAACAGCACGAAGTGATCACGGAGACTGTCACAACGACGCTTGATTCTCTTGGGCGAGAGATCAGAAAGGAACAGCGCACCATCTCGCGTGACATTAGTCGTGAGCAACAGATTATTGAGCAGCGACTGACGCGTGAATTTGAGTCACGTCTGCAAACTGCCATATCCGAACTTGACAGCAGTTGGCAGTCGCGCTATGATTCTATCCAGGCGGTTACCGTGCGCGAAGACTCCATCAGCGTAAAGAAGACACCCGTAAACGGCAGTGGTCTAAGTTGGTGGCAGCAGGCGCGGATTCACCTGGCGAACATCCTACTTTACGGGTTGTTGATCGTTGGAATCATTCTGCTCGGAAAGTGGCATCTGAAGAAACTCAAGCCGTGAGGCTTCAAGTCCTGCCCGTGAGGGTCGGCAATTCAAGATAGTTAACAGCCCGATGGCCTTTCGCATACGGCATATTATATACCTCATTGGCAAAAGATTCATCGGCCATCGGGCTTTTTACTTCGACAAACTAAGGAACCGTTGGATTTCATCCGACCTTTTCTCGCCAAGGCATAACTGATGCAAGCATCGTTCTGCGCTTCTGGCTTAACGAAAACGTTCTAATACTTAGTAAACCCTAAACCCGTTTTTGCTTGGTTTATAAAGTTTGATAAATCAAGTAAAAATGGAAATTACATTAGATTCAATCATTGGCATCCTCGGACTGCTATTCGGTGGCGGTGCCTTGGGTGGCATCTTTACATGGCGGTGGCAACGTAAGAAGGCCAAAGCCGAGGCACAGACGGAAGAGGTGAACATGGCGCAGAAGGTGCAAGACACCTATCAGCAGATTCTCGACGACAAGCAGAAGGAGGTGGACGACAACCACCGTCTGATTGCCGAACTGCGAGCCGACCGCGACCACTACAAGCAGGGCTATCTGGAATTCCGCGAACAGGTGGATCAGTTGCAGAAAGACTTCAGCAAGTTCCGCAGAGAGACAGAAGATGAACGCGACAAGATGAAGCGCGACATAGCCCGCAACGGGCGGCAACTGGAGTGTCTGCGCCCTTTTCTGTGTGGCAGGGAAGACTGCGCCCTCCGCGTGCCCGTAACCATCTCGCAAGTCGGGGAAATTAGTAAGCCTGACAACAATGATCACAAGGATATTGAACCATACAACGAAGGATAACCTATGAACACCAAAGTAACCATGCACTTCACAATCGAAGAACTCTACGCCTCGAAGACCGCCAAGGATAAGGGCATCAACAATATGCCATCCGTGCGCGAGATGGTGAACCTCGTATATCTTGCAGCCTACGTGCTGGAGCCATTGCGCAAGGCGATGGGCGAACCCATCAAGATAGGCAGCGGCTTCCGCTGTCAGCAACTGAACAAAGCCGTGGGCGGTGTCTCTAACTCACAGCACCTCACGGGGCAGGCCGCTGACCTCTGCATCGACGGTGACATCCAGAAGGGCCGCAAGTGGTTTGAGTACATCCGCAAGCACCTGCCCTTCGACCAACTCATCTGGGAGAAGAACCCCAAGACGGGCAGCTGTTGGGTACACGTGTCATTCGTGCATCCAGACTTCGGAAAGAATCGTAAGAAAGTGATCGACGGCCTGCTGAAGAAGTAATCCCACGACGACAAAATGCTCGAATATAAAAAGTATCAGATATGGCAGAATTAAACATCCTACAACGAGGTGACAAAGCGAAATTCCTGGTATATTCGAAGAATCCGAACTTCGACATGGAGACTTGCGATTTTCATCTGGAGATTATCTACGGTATGCGTGAGCAGAAAATCACCATACCGAAAAGTGAGTTTTTGGTGAGCATAGACATGAAGCGCATTTTCATGTTTTCGACAGACGACATGGTTGGTAAAGTGACAGCCCGGATGGTGTGGCAGTGCAAGGATGCCGACGCGCAACCCGAAGAACTGCGTCAGGAGGTGGATGAGCAGGTGATAGCCTTTGTGGTTGACACCCCATGTCCGAAACTCCTCACCTGTCCGTCGTGCAGCGGCGACGGTCACGACGTGAGCTATGAGCTGACTGATGAATCAGGCATCGCAGAGCGGTATATGCGGTTGTGCGTGACTGAAGTCGTTGTCAGACCAGACGGAACCCAGGAAACGATATATCCGCCGCTGCTTACCAGCGACTATGAATATATCTATACCACCGAAGATATTGCACGACAGATTGATAACGATAATAATAACTAAAAAATACATCAAGATTATGGCAGATTACAGACTTCACCAGACAGGCGACGAGGTGCAGCGCATCCTCGACAACGCCACCCCGCAGTCAGAACTGACCGCCGAGACCGAACGCGCCACAAATGCGGAAAACCAGTTGCAGCAGAATATCGACAACGAGCAGAGTGCCCGCGAGCAGGCCGACATTCAGCTTCAGCGGAATATCGGTGCCGAGGCACAGACCCGCGAGCAGGCCGATTCAGCTTTGCAGCAGTTAATCCAGCAAGTACAGGCATCGCTCATTAATTACTATCTAAAGACCGAGACCTATTCGGCCAATCAGATAGACCAGATGCTGGCAGCTATTAAACAGTTCCGCTATCAGGTGGTGGATCAGTTGCCAACACCTTCAGCCGACACGATGGGCATTATATATCTGGTTCCTTCCGCTCATGCCGTGAGCGGCAACATCAAGGATGAGTATATCACCCTGACACGCGACGAGGGCAGTGGCATCGTCTATTATTTTGAACAGATAGGTGAGACCGCCATCGACCTGTCGAACTATTACAACAAGGCACAGACCAATGCTGAGATCACCAACGCACTGAACACCGCGCTGGCCAACTATTCGACGACACAGCAGATGACATCTGCCATCGCCACCGCAATTGCCAACTACTACACCAAGGCACAGGTAGATGCGATGATAGCACCATTCATCACCGCCTCGGTGAACAACCTCGTGAACTACTACCTGAAGAGTGAGACATTCAACAAGACGGAGGTGCAACAGATGATTGCAGCCGTGAAGCAGTTCCGCTATCAGGTGGCGGCAGAGCTTCCGACAGCATCAGCCGACACCGTTGGCATCATCTATCTAATCCCTTCCACTAACCCGAAACAGAAGAACGTGAAGGATGAGTTTATCACCATCGCCACCACCGAGCAAGGCTCAACAACCTACAGCTGGGAGCAGATCGGCTCTACAGAAGTGGACCTTAGCGGTTACTCCACCACCGAGCAGATGAATGCCGCTATCGCCAGTGCTATCACTGCCGCTCTCGCACCATACTACACGGCAGAGCAGGTGAACGCAGCCATCAGCACGGCACTCAATGCTTACTACACAAAGAGCCAGACCGACGCGGCCATCACCGCCGCGCTGAATACTGCCTTGGCAGACTACTCGACCACTCAGCAGATGACCGCCGCTATCGCAGCAGCCGTGGCCAACTATTACACCAAGACAGAGGTGGATGCTCTGATAGCCAACTTTATTACTAAGTCGGTGAACGACTTGGTGAACTATTATCTGAAGAGTGAGACCTACTCGAAGGACGAGGTGAACCAGCTGATCGGTGAACTCAGCAGCCTGAGATTCGAGGTGGCTGACACATTGCCTGAGGCTTCAGCATCTACGCTTGGAGCCATCTACCTGGTGCCTGGCTCAAGCCCCACCGTCCAGAACATCAAGGATGAGTATATCACGCTGAAGCGCACGGAAGGCGGTATTGACACCTACTATTGGGAGTTGATAGGATCTACAGCCGTTGACTTGAGTAATTACTACACCAAGGCACAGACCAATGCTGAGATCACCAACGCACTGAACACCGCGCTGGCCAACTATTCGACGACACAGCAGATGACATCTGCCATCGCAGCAGCCATCGCAGGTTACTACACCAAGCAGGAAGTTGATGCGCTAATCGCCAACTTCATCACGAAGTCGGTGGATGACCTGGTGAACTATTACCTTAAGAGCGACACCTACACAAAGGCAGAGGTGCAGCAGCTGATCGC